ATCAATTCCAAGGTGGAACTACATTCACATTTACAGAAGCACCTAGTGGTGAGTCTGGTCCTGGTCTTAATGATAATGATAAAGTTGATATTTACTTCTACAAGGGAATTGATGGTGTAGATGTTCTAATTGAAAATGTCCCTGAGACAATAAAAATAGGTGACAATTTAAAACTCTTTAAAAGTGAAACTTTACCTGGAATAACAACTTCACAATCAAGTGAAAGAATAGTAAAAGAAATTCTTAATACAGATTTACTTGATACTGATATCTACACTGGTTTAGGTATTGATGAAGTTCATGAAAAACCAATAAGATGGACTAAACAAAAAACTGATATTAAGATTAATGGTCAGGTAATTGACAAAGCAAGATCTATATTAGAACCTCAAATTTATCCTACATCAAAAATAATTGGTGACTTATCTGTTACATCTGGAAAAGGAACTGGAAATTATGATGGAATATTTGTTGATGATGCTATTTCCTTATTCTATGAGAATAAGTATTCTGGATTTACAGTTGACTCTGTTGATGCTCTGATTACTTCAGGTGAAGTACATTCTCCCGCATCTGCAGAAGCAGTTATTGCTGGAGTTGGTACTCAAAAATATGTTTCTTCTCTTAACATTACCGAACAAGGTTCTGGATATGAAGGTGTAGTAAACGTAAGAATAGCAGCACCACCCTCTGGAATTGGTGTTGGTGTAGGAACAACAGCAACAGCAACTCTAACTGTTACAAATGGACAAATAACTGGACATACGATAACTAATACTGGATTGGGATATAGTTCTGGTAATCCACCAGAGGTAATAATCGATCTACCTAAATTTAAAACAGAAAAATTAACTGGAATATCTAATTTCCAAGGTTACACTGGAATTATCACTGGCATTACTCAGACTACTAGAAGTGGTGGAGGTCCAGCACTTAGATTTGATTACTACGCAGTAACCAAAAATAGTGAAAGTGAGTATATAGCTGCTCAAGCAAATACGCTAAAAGTAGGATATCCAATTCTAATTACTGATACAAAAGTGGGAAATGGACTTACATCTGTAGAACCTGGTAATGCATCAGTCGTGGGCGTTGGCACAACTTTCCTTGATAATGTTTATGTTGTTCATTCTATAACATCTAACGGTTCAAATGGAACTGTCGTATGTCATGTTCATACAAATAGTGCTAGTTCTATTAGTGGTATTAATACTGAAGGGTTCTTTGATCCTACCTTTATTGGATTAACTACAAGTTTAGGAAATCTAAGTTGGGGTAGATTATATGGTAATGATGTGGCACGTTCAAGTAATCCAATTTCTATTGGTGTTACTGGATTGACCGTAAATAGTGGACTTACAACTTTCCCCACAATACAAAGGAAGAGTTATGACAATATTGGTGAGCGAGGACACAGAACTAGTGGTTCAATTAGGGCTGTTTTAACTTGATATGGTAAACCACTATAAATAAAAGGAAAAGAAAAGTTTAGATACGATGTCGGCAATTGTTACTGATCAATTTAGAATTTTAAATGCTAATAATTTTGTAGCGTCAGTAGAAGATACAAATAATTCATATTATGTATTTTTGGGACTAGCAAATCCAACTGGAGCAGAAAGTTTGGTAGGATTTGGTAGATCAACAGGTTGGAATACAAACACTCCTGCACCAACAGATAGTTTTGCTTATCGAAGACACAGTGGTGATACGATGATGTTTGGTAAAAAAGTATCCTCTGCAAATATTAGAAGAATTATTAGAAGAGTAGATTGGGTCTCTGGTAATAGATATGAAATTTATAGAGATGATTATAGTGCTAATAATCAAAGTCCTGTTACAAAATCCAATAGATTATATGATGCAAATTATTATGTTATGAACTCTGACTTCAAAGTCTATGTTTGTATTGATAATGGTTCATCTGGAACTAATTTATTAGGAAATGTATCTCAAGACGAACCTACATTTACTGATTTAGAACCATCAAAAGCAGGTAATAGTGGTGATGGGTATAAGTGGAAGTATATATTTACAGTATCCCCAAGTGATATAATAAAATTCGATTCAACAGAATTCATTACTGTTCCAAATGATTGGTCATCATCAACTGATTCTCAAATAAGGTCAGTAAGAGAAAATGGAAACTCTGATGTAAATTTAAATCAAATAAAACATGTTTATATTGATAATGGTGGTATCAATTATAAGAATGGATTATCTCAAGAAGTAAACATACTAGGTGATGGAACTGGTGCAAAAGCAAGAATTGATGTTGTTGGTGGAACCATTACAAATGTAACAGTAAGTTCTGGTGGAAATGGTTATACTTATGGTATTGTTGATTTAGATGCTTTAAATTCCAACGTTCCATCTAATGGAAAGGCAAAATTAATACCTGTGATTCCACCTGGTAGAGGTCATGGAGATGATATTTACACTGAATTAGGAACAGATAAGGTTATAATTTATTGTAGATTTGATGATTCTACAAAAGATTTTCCAAGTGATACTACATTTGCACAGGTTGGGATTGTAAAAAATCCAACTAAATCTGGGACTGCAACCACTTATAGTGATAATACATTTTCATCGTTACAGTCTGTGAAATTTGTGGACAGTTTTAGCGGAACACCAGAAGTTGGTGAAAAAATAAATCAATTATTGACAATAAGTCCAAACACAGGAAAAATTGCTAAAGGATTTGTCGCATCTTTTGACAAAGAAACTAAAGTTTTAAAATACTTTAGAGACAGGTCACTTTATTTTAATAATACAGTATATGATCATACGGATTATGTTGGAATAACTACAGCTGCAACAATATATCAATTTGAAAGTGCTGCAGCATCAAATAATATAAATGGTGAAAAATCAGGATTTTCAGGTGATATAGCGGTTAATTTTTCTGGTATTTCCACTAATCCAACTGGTAATAAACTCATTAACTTAGGAACTAGGTTTCAAGCAGGGTTATCTGATTCTGAGATAAATAAAGGGTCGGGACAAATAATTTACTTAGATAATAGACCAGAAATTGTAAGAAGCACTCGACAAAAAGAGGATATAAAAATCATACTAGAGTTCTAAAATGCCACAAAAGACAAATCTAAATATAAGTCCTTATTATGACGACTTTGATAAGGCAAAAAATTTTTATAAAGTTCTTTTTAAACCTGGAAGTCCAGTACAGGCAAGAGAATTATCTGGTTTACAATCAATATTACAAAATCAGGTTGAATCCTTTGGAAAACATATTTTTAAAGAAGGTTCGATGGTCATACCAGGTGGCATTGAGTATGATACAACTTATTTTTCTTGTAAAATTAATCCAAATCATCTTGGTTTAGACGTTTCAATTTACTTAGATAGTATTATTGCAAAAAATAATGGTAAAGGTACAAGAGTAAGAGGTCAAAATTCTGGTATTGTTGCAACTATAAAAAATTATGTTCTTCCACCTGATGAAGGTGTAAGTGAACCTACTATTTTTGTAAAATATAGTGAATCAGGAACGGATTCGCAAAGTGCTTCTTTTCCAAATGGTGAAGTTCTCATATTAGAGGAAAGTGTAACTTACGGAAACACTACTTTAAATGTAGGTGAAACAGTATTAACTTTAGCATTAGAAAATGCTTCTGCAACAGGTTCTGCCTTTGGAGTAAGTGAAGGTGTATATTTTGTTCGTGGTACTTTTGTTGATGTACCAACATCTTTATTAATATTAGACCCTTATGATAACAATCCATCTTATAGAGTTGGATTTGATATACTTGAAGAAGTGGTAAATGCTAATGATGATTCATCTTTGTTTGATAACGCAAAAGGATTTACTAATTACGCTGCACCTGGTGCTGATAGATTTAAAATATCAGTCAAATTATCTAAGAAATCTATAAATGATTTCAATGATACTTCTTTTGTTGAACTATTCAAAGTTCGTGAAGGTGTAACTAAGAAATTACAAGACGATTCAGTATACTCGCAGATTAAAAAATATTTTGCTAAAAGAACTTATGACGAGTCTGGAAATTATTCTGTAGAACCATTCCGTGTTAATTTACAAGATTCACTAAATGATGAAATCGAATCAGATGGATTATATACTGAAGATCAGTTAACTGATGAAGGTAATAAACCTTCAGAAGATACCATGTGTGTTAAATTATCACCAGGTAGAGCATATGTAAAGGGGTATGGTGTATATTTAAATGGTACAACTGTTTTAGATGTTGATAAACCAAGAGATGTCAAAGATGTACCCTCTGCATCTGTACCATTTAGCATGGGTAGTTTACTTCGAGTGAATAATGTTCTAGGAACTCCATATATTAATTTGGGTGGAAATAATACAAATGTAGTTGAACTTTATAATCAAAGAAGAAGTGGTTCAACAAGTGCAGGAACTGGAATAAAAATAGGACAGGCAAGAGTATATTCTTTTGGAGTTGCAGATTCTCCATATGAAAATGCTTCAACTGAATTTGATTTGCATTTATATGATATTCAAACATATACAATTCTAGAAGTAACAAATCCCCCATCAACTAAAACTAAGGGAACAAGAGTAAGAGGATTATCTAGTGGATCTATAGGATATTTGGCAGAAGATACAAATGGATCTAATCCTAATGAAATTAATATAGCTGAAACTACAGGAACATTTGTTGTTGGAGAGCAATTAATTTATAATGAAAAAACCACTGATACAAAATCATCAATTGTTAAGGTAAATGCCTATAACGTATTTGATATCAAATCTATTTTTCAAGATGTTAGCACAATTAGTGGTAGTGGTCTAGTATCTGATTTTATAGCAGATTCAGTTCTTTATGATCGTGTATTGCCTGGTTTTTCACCTGCAGATCAATTATCAGTCACTGGTGGAGGTAGTGGTACTAACACTGCTACAGTAGCAGGTCGTAATTTTGCAGGTAAAGTAGGAATTACTACAGATTCAGTTATATCTTATAACTCAAATGATTTTGCAGATCCTGTTTATAATCGTGTAACAGGTATAAGTAACGATGGAAAAACACTTACATTAGTCGAAGTTCCTGATATTACAGATGTAAATGAGGGGGATATCATAACTAGTGGCACAACTTCAGGTGCTTTTAGAGTTAGAGTTCCTTTAATATTAAATATTGATGATGCTGGATTATATACTAAATTACCAAGAAGAAATATCTCAAATTTAAATTCTTCCAATTCTAATTTGATCATTACTACTCAAGTAACAGGTAAATCTTCAAGTAGCAATTCACTAACACTTACAAGTCAGGATGCTTTAGATGCAAATGCAGGTATTACAAGTGCGTTTTTTGAACCATTTGACGCTGAAAAATATACAATAACATATAATAATGGATTGGTTGAACCTTTATCATCAGATAAGGTAAGTATCACAAATGATGGTAATGATATTACATTTACAGGATTGGAATTCAACCTTCCTTGCACAGTAAATGTAACACTTAAAAAAGTTGGTGTTACAAGTAAATCAAAAAATTATGCTAGAAGTAAACAATTAGAAGTTACAAGAACAACAGGTTTATCTGCAGATTCTAGTTTGACTAAGAATGATTCATACGGACTAAGAATTGAAGATGAGGAGATTTCTCTAAATGTGCCAGATGTTAATAAAATAATTGGAATTTATGAATCAAAAAATACATCTAAACCAGTTTATGATAAGTTGAAATTTGTATCAGGATTAAATCTAGATACTGCATCAATTATTGGTGAAAAAATAATTGGTGAAGAAAGTAGAGCAATAGGTCAAATAGTAGAAAGAACTGCAACTGATGTAAGTTTTGTTTACTTAAATGCAAATAGATTTATTGTTAATGAAAATATTAAATTTAAAGAGTCCTCTATAGTTGCTAGTGCTCAAGAAGTAGTAAACGGAAACTACGTTGATAGAACTGATAATTACCTACTAGACCAAGGACACACCAAGCAGATATCAGATTATTCAAGAATTGTACGAAAAGAAGGATCTGCGATTCCTGCAAAACGATTATTGATTATATTTGACCAGTATGAAGTACCAACAGGAAATAAAGGTGATTTATTTACAGTAAATTCATTTACCTCTGATAGATATTCACAAGATATAGCAGACATAACAGGCGATAGAGCAACCGATATTTTAGATTTAAGACCAAGAGTAAAAGAGTATACTGCAACTAATGCATCACCATTTGCATTCTCTAGTCGTGAATTTGAAGAGACTAATCCATTTGTAATTACACCAAATGAAAGTTCTATTATTGGATATAGTTTCTATCTTCCACGTATTGATAGACTTGTTATTGATGAATTTGAACAGGTAAAATTAATCAAAGGAGTATCATCTGAGGAACCTTCTCCTCCAACAGAAGTTGGTAATGCAATGGAAATTGCTCAGATTACATTACCTCCATATTTGTATGATACTGTCAGAGAACCTCAAATAAGGATGTTTGATAATCGTCGTTTTACGATGAGAGATATTGGTTCTTTAGAAAAAAGAATTGAAAATTTAGAGGAATTCACATCATTAAGTGCTTTAGAATTAGATACTAAAACTATAGAAGTTAAAGATGCTGATGGTCTTAATAGATTCAAAACAGGTTTTGTAGTTAATAACTTTAAAAATAGAAGTTTTATTGATTTTAGTCGTGATGGAGGTTCTAAATGTGATGTTAATGTAGAAACTAGAGAATTAATAAGTGCGGTTGATTTCTGGTCTATGAGAGCAGAACTTGCACTAAATCCAAACATTGAACCTGCATCTGCTGATTTAAACTCTAATTTACAATTACTAGATACAAATTGTAAAAAAACAGGTGATTTAATAACTCTCGATTATACTGAAATTGATTGGATTGATCAACCACAAGCAACAAGAGTAGAAAATGTAAACCCATTTAATGTTATTACATTTGCAGGTGGAATTCTTTTAGATCCACCATCAGATAATTGGTCAAGAACCATTTATCTGGATAGTTATAGAGTTGAATCAACAGGTAATACTTGGGCTGAACAAGCAAATATTGTTAACACCACGGTTGTAAAAGAAGATAAAACCAACAGAAGAAAAGTTACTGACATGTATCCTCAGTTAA